CCGAAACGAAAGAAGAAGAAATAACAACAACAACAACCGGGCGCGTAGACCAAGTGGCCGCGTCCGAGCACCTCCCACTGTTAAAGTGTGGCCGATGAACACATCGAAGCTTGAGGTGCTGAAACATTGTTTTCCCCACATTAATCTAGTGGTGGACCCCTCAATGGGGCACCACTCACACCCACTACTTGCCTCTAAAAGGAAGTTAGAAGAGGAGGAGGTATATCGAGCAATTAGCAGAGATATAGACCCAGGGAGTCCCATTGTGGACGTTGGTGGCAGCCCATGGCGCAACCGTCGTAGACAGAACGTCCACTCATTGTGTCCAGCGATAACTAGCTCTGACATAGTTAGGCTACATTCAGCAGTGACGCAAGACCTTCCTCGTGCGTGTGTGCATACCATGCAGGATTTTTGTGGTTGCTGGGGGAGAGAGCTCCCAGCAGCATATATGTTCGTACATAGCTTGTACTACATCCCGCCCACAGACTTGGCTCGTGCACTAGCACACTCAAGGCGAAAGTTTGCCATTTCAGTCCACCATACCTTCAACTCAGCTAAAGGAGTACTGGCACTCGGTGAGGCAGAATATGCAATAGACCAGAGTGAGTCGGTTACGATGACTGTCCAGGGTGGGAACACTTACTATCATGGAGACCTCCGATGGTTGAGATGTGGCGGGTTACACACTGAGTTTGGAACTCTAATATGGAACGTTCAGCAAACTTGGTCTGACACCCAAATGGTCAAATTCGTCTTAACCCAGGTGGCAATACCCCTACCACTACAGCAACCTATGACTTGGGATAGGCTCATCTCAGAAACACCATCTTATGGAGTCATGGCTCGAGATGGTCTAGCCGTTTTGGGCCAATCCCATAGTCCTAGGATCAGAGACCAACTACTAGAAGTCTCACATATTGAGCGAGTCTGGGATAGTATCGCCATGCAGGTAGTGAATAGGCGCGTAACCATACCAGTGAGTGTAGTACAAGTCGTGCGAAGGGCAGTCGCGTGTCAGCCTCGATCTGACGAGACGTTCATGAAGGCCAACCGCACTGCGTCACTATTCGTTAAACAGCTAAACCTGACACCCGAAGAGGCAGCAGATGCTGTCGTTTATGGAACGATCCTGGGGTTTGTGGCAGGGCTGACCGAGGAGTTACAGACCCTCGATTCAGTTCTGTTTAATGCTCGAGATGCCACCTTGGCCTCTCTCACGGCATACAAACCCACGAGGACCATACTCGGGTTTGCGTGGAAGCGCAGGCTTGGCATTTTAGCTTACAGTATCGCAGTATTCATTGGGTCAGTAACTCTCGCCAGTTCCTGGAACAGCTACCGCGTGGTAACAGACACTTTGCGCAGTTTTGGTCAAAGTGCTGTAGCGATTGTCAATGGCTTACTAGTCTCCGCCAAACTCTGGTGGCAGCAGTTGGTCCCAGCAGCGGTGTATAAGCCCAGCCCAGTCCACGTCATAATGGAGGAAGTTGCGAAACAAAGCCCCTACGGAGCAACCTTATTGGTAGCAACTGAAGGGGTTTTAGCCTACGAGTCGGGTATGCTGATACAGTGGGCAACTAGTGCCTTCCTTTTACACCTCGTGACACTGCAGGTTAGCCTACCAGTAGCCATATGCTTGCATATGGTCTATAATTGGCTAGCTACCAGGCCCGCCGACATGGCCTATTACCTAGGAGGAGTCAAATGCACAGACAACGTCTGCTTCGCCAATAAGCCTTTGAAGCCCATCGGGCCTAAATGCAATATCACGGTAGCACATGAACCGTGTAAATCCCGTATTGGTCTAAGAGCGTATGGCCCAACCCTAAAGCGTAATGCCCCAGTGGTTTCAAGATCATGCACGCACAACGCAGAGGTAGCCATAGTCAATCGACTTTTAGCCCTCCAGTCCATCGGAAACGTGTCAATTTGGAACTCGCTCCGCAAACAAGTGTTGGATCAGCACCGGCTATTGCGGGATACAAGGTGGATGGATAAAGGCAAACTCGTGCCTCTCAACCGCGCAGAATGGGTTAAGAGGTTCCCTGAAAAAGAAAGGGTAGCTATGGATAAGGAGCTTGATGAGTGTATCAATTTGGATTCACCGAAGGTTTACCAAGTCAAGGCGTTTATCAAGCAGGAAAACCAGGCTTTCTACTGGATCGGGGGGGAGAAACCATTTGACCCGAGGTTAATATCAGGGAGGACGCGTGTTTTCAAGTACTACACAGGTCCGTCAACATTCTCCCTTGGGAAGCACCTGGAGTATTGTCTC